GTTCCTTGTATACCTTGTGGCCCAGTAGATCCTTGTACACCAGTTGGTCCTTGTATACCTGTTGCACCTTGTGCACCTAATAAACCAGCGGCGGCGGCACTTACGTTTACCCACGTAGTCCCATTCCACTGCAAAAAATCTGATGCAGCAGGAGATGGCGCGTTAACATCGGATAACATATTAATTAAAGGTGCATTTGTATTAAGAGTTGCTAAATCAACATTTGAAGAATCAAAATTAATAACAACACTCTGATTAGCTGAATTAAAACCAGCAGATAATGCATTACCTATAACTGATGTTGAGTTAGATGCATCAATACTTCTGAATGTTAATGTAGTACCATTCATACCAGCAAATACATTCTCTCCACTAATACCTATATTAGATCCTTGGTTTATTTCTCCACCTGCAGATGTATTAATTAATTTAATAGCATTTACACTAGGGTCATATTGTAATTGTACACCATCACCTGCAACAAACCTAAAAGTATCATTTGGTATAGAAGATGATAATGTAAAATCATTATTTGATTGATAACTAGCAGCACCTGTATAATTTACAATAATCTTACCATAGCTATTTGAACCTGTAACAGTAAGATCACCTGTACCAATTCCACCGATTAAGTCCCATTCACTAGTTTCAAAAACACCTTGCGTAGTTCTTTTGTTTGCTCTCCACCATGCTAAAGCTTCTGATGAAACGCTAGTTCCACCAGTAACATCAATTACTTCTACTGGGTGGTATACTACATGCCCTTCGTTATAAGTTCTATTGTCTACCCAAGGGTTAGCTACTGCTTTAAAGTTACTGTCTACCTCACCATTAAAAAGTTCCCTTTTAACTTCTTCTCTATAGATGATATATTCTTTCAGATTGAATGCCATTTAATCTAATGTTTTTTTATTTATTCCGGTGGTTCATTAATAATATTTGCATCATCATACGGAAATTCATCAGTGTCTTTTCTAGATGTAAATATTTCCCTAAGTTGATTAAGGTACCATGTACCTTCAGACCAACCTGGTATAGCATAACAAGGCGAATAGATACCTGTTGTATATATTCTATAAAGTTCATTCCAGTATTTACGATAATCTTCAACTGCCCTGTTAATAAATCCTACTTGTCTATTTACTAACACTGACCTTTGTTTATTTCTTTGCTTATCAAAAGAAGAACCTGATGTAAGTCTAAATTTACCTGTTAAATCTTCAGCACGGTACTCAGTTAGAAATTCATATAATTTACTATCACCTAGAAATAATTCTATTGAAGCAAGATCCCCAACAAAACAAGGATCAAATGGTACATAGTTAGTTTGGTAAAATAATTCCAATTCTGCAATACTAGCAAAATCCGTAAATTCGGTTTTTTGACTAGCTTGGTCATAAAATCCTATTCTAATTTTAGACACAGCAATTTTATACTTTTTTAAATAAACAAAAAAGTCTAATGATAATTTAAATGTTAAGGCTTCAATGACCAAGAGGATATACTATTTTTTGTATATATTCAGCTCTTTATTGTGTGGTAGTCATTTAATAGGTTAGAAATTTTACCGTGAGTCACATTGCACTCATTAAAAATTTGAAGGTGATTAGTATCTCTATAATCTTCAATCCAGTAAACGTGTTTAAATCCAGCATTAACTAAGATCTTGGTACACATTTTACAAGGTGATAATGTTAAAAGTATTATGTAATTTTGAGGATCATATTCTTGAAACTTTGCAATCATATTTACTTCAGCATGAATAAAACCACTTTCACCTGGTGTTAAAGAATCTTCTTCAGTTCCAGTATTATTATTTGTTTCAGCTCCACTATAAGAACCGTTATATCCAAAGCTTGCTATTTTACTGAAGTCTTTCTTTAGAGCCATACAACCAACTTTAGTAGTAGAAGAATTAGAGAGATCCTTAATACTTAATAAAATGTTAGTAAACGCGTTTAGCTTTAACTGAAGTCGCTGAAGTTTGGAATCCATTTTTGTTTTATTAAAGTAGCCTTCATTTTTACCTCAGGTAAATCTTTATTAAGACTGTTTGCAATTCTTATATTTTCTTTATCATCATCAAAGAATTTAAAATTTCTAAATCCCATTTGTACAAATTTCATAAAGGCATCTTTTTTCTTTTGTGCAGTAGAGCCAGTAAATCCTAAGTTAGGATCATTGATTGCAAAAATAAAATCAGGATTAACATCAACTCCATTATGCATTAAAAAATCATAGATAAGTTTTGAATCATCTCTTGCAGTAATAATACCTACAGCAGTTCCTTTTGAAATTGTTCTCTTAAGTATATTAAAAACCCAATCAATTATTTTACCAGCCTTAAGAATTTCTAAATCTCTGAAATCATTAAAATCAAACTTGTCATGAGGCTTAGTTTTAAATGTATTAAATTCTTGTGGTGTAAGATCAATCTCATATCCTGTTTTAGGATTAAAAACTTTAATCTTACTTTTAGTTACAATCAAAGTATCGTCAACGTCAAAGACAGTTATGTCTTTACCCCATTTTTTATACTTTTCAAATAGTTCCATACAATATATATTGTTTAATTTAAGATCTCTTACTACAGGTGAGATATAGAATGGATACATTAACAATCCCTCCCATTCTGATATATGTGTTTCACAACAGGAAATCTTAATGAATAACCACCATTCTGATTTTGGCTTTCTTCAAAGTATTGAACGGTTATAGTTTTACCAATTAATTCATTATGATTGTTGAGGTAGTGTTCTCTTTGTTCTTTAGAGAATCCAGATCCTACACTTACCTTATTGCCTTTATGTTCAATTATGATATTACTTAGACCTTCCTTTTCAATCTGCTTACCATTTTCTGTCCATCTCATTGTACCGTTAACACATTCTAATACCGTGTATTCAGCATCATGGAATTTTTTAACCTTTAAAAGATTATGACTTCTTTTACCTTCATAGCCGATATTCTTTCTAACCATGATTCCTTCAAACCCAGCCTCTTCAGCTTCTTTTGCCATTTCAGTAAATTGTTCCTCGGTAGTTAATTGTTCTTGTGGTAAGAATTCTAACATAGAAGAGTTAATATTTTCTGGAAGATGATCATAACCATTCTTAAGTCTTTCGGTAAGTGGCGTAATTCCAGTCTTATTATCAAATTCTTCTAAAGTTAAATAATCAAATACAAAGAATTTAGGATTTTCAATTTGATGATCCTTCTTTCTGATTTGTTTCATAATTCCTTGGAAGTCTTCATTACCATCTTTGTCCACCATACAGATTTCTCCATCTAAAATAAAGTCTCCACCTATCTTAGAAATTTCATTTTCCAAATTACCTAAAGTAGTAAATTCTTTACCGTTCCTTGAGAAGAATGTTACAGTATTCATTTCCTTTCTACAGATACATCTTACACCATCCAATTTTCTGGATCCGTACCATTCTCCACTTTGAAAATCTACTCTCTTAGGATTATATGCATTTGCTAAAGCGACCTTAAAGGTTGGAATTAAATCTGAGTGGATTGCCTTATTAATAGAGGTAGTACCACATCCCATATTAAGGTCTCGGTTTAGCATATAGTAAATAATATCTTCCCATTGTTTATTCTCTAAGACGAATCTGTTTACATTTGCAATTGCAGTATGACCGGTACATATCCTATTTCTTAAATCATCCAATAAAGTAAAAATACTACCGTATGTATTTGGGTGACCTAGTAAATCTGAATTCTTTTTGCAATTCCTAGGAGTTACATTGTATTTGAAATAAGGATTGTAAGTATAGAAGAAAACTTTCTGTAAGAATTCTCTATCAGAATTTTCATCAGAGTTATCAGCATACTTTTTAAGAGTTGCAATTTTATGATTTCCTGAAGAGGAAGATCGCATTTCATCCAAGAAGGATTGTAGATAAGTAAGGTTTGTGTATTCAGTCATATTCCGTTTATTTAATTATATTATAAATATAATAAAAAAAATTGGGAATTGAAAATTTTTAGGAGACTTTTTTCTAAAAGTTATTAACAATTTTTTAATTGATCCTGGATCTTTTTGAGCTTAGCGCATTTCTCAAAATCTTCTTTATTTTCAAAATGTTTTAATATTCTACTTAAACTCTTAACTTTATGTTTTGCTGTTTTTTCATCATACTGAAATACTTGATCAGGAAACATCATAATAGTATTATAACATAAGTTCATATATTGGTCCCAACTAGTATTTTCTAATTGATCTAATAATGACTTCATAAATTCTTCATCGTTAATGTCCATTTTCTAAATCTTTCATTTGTTTTATAAGACTTTCCTGTTCCGAGTTTAATTCAGAAGGTAAGTCAACTAATATGTTTACATAAAAATCACCTAACATATCAGGATTATTATAAGAAGGAAATCCTTTGTTTTTTATCCTGAGCATTGTTCCATTCTTAACACACTTAGGTATAGTATAGGTTATTGTTTTATCAAATAATTTAACTTCACCTTTACCTCCTAATAGTGCATCATACATATTAATATGCTTAATTGTATGTAATCCTTTTTTATCTAAATAAAAATTAGTATCATCTTGAACAAGAATTGTTAAAATAAGATCACCATTTAATTCTTCAGTCATACCTCTTTGACCTAATCCTTTTAATCTCATTCTTTGCCCAGGTTTAACACCAGGCTTAATATCAACACTAACGGTTTTTGTACCTAACCTTATCTGTTTAACGCACCCATAATAAGCATCCTCTAATGTAACATATACTTGTGCAGTTATATTTTGCCCTTTTGTATTAAACCCACTACGACCAGCAAATCCTCCAAACCCATGACCACCTGCAGTTTTTATAAAGTCTTCAAAGAAAGCATCATTAAATGTACCAAAAGGATTACCTTCAAACTTTGATTTCTTTTTTGGATCTGTTAATATATCATATGCATCTGCAACCTCTTTAAATCTTTCTTCATTACCTGTGGATTTATCAGGGTGGTATTCTTTTGCTAATTTTCTATATGATTTTTTAATCTCATCATCTGTAGCATTTCTATCTACACCTAATATTTTATAAGGGTCTTTCATTTCCAAAAAAGCTGAATGCCTATTAAGCTACAGGCCAAGCACAGCGATACTATTGTTTTTGTTGTAATACCTTCTCCTAGAAAATACCAAGTTAAAAATGTAAATGATATTATACCTGATCCAAACGCGATAAATCTACCTGGCCACAAAAGACCATCATAGTATTCAACTATAAACCTAGTACCATAAATCAACACATAACTTATTGATGTACCAAATATAATTGAAATTAAAAAAGGATTCTTTTTAAACCAAGGCCATACAAACTGTCCATTCGTTTGAAACCATATTGCAGATTGCCCTAAAAAGAACAATGCAAATGCTAATAATAATTTACTCATCTATATAATATTTATAACCTTGTCTAACCATGTGATCCATGTGGCCTTCCATCTGTTTCGCAGTTATCCATACTGAAGGTTCTGGTTCTACTCTTCCGTCTTCTCTTTTATCAAAGGCTTTATTTAAAAACCATTTTTCTTTTTTACTTTCCCACCAAAACCAAACCTTTTGCCATGATCTAGGTTTTTTCATATAAACTCTATTACCTTTATCCATGTGAGCAATAAATTGTTTATATGTAATATCTTTATCAGGCATTACAGTCCTAGTAAATTATTAGGCTTACCGATAGGCGCTTTATTAGATTCTTTAATTTGAATCTTCTTTAATTTTTCATCTACTCTTCTTTTCTTTTCTGCAATATCATTTGATCTTTCCAATTGGGTAGATATTTTTCCTAGAACTTCAATTAACGAGGGAACATCACTTTCAAAGAATCTTCTTCCTGCGGATGTTCTGTAAAAATCTTTCATAATAGTTGTTTATTTTTATATACAAAAATAAGACTTAGTTTTATGAATATATAACTAAAATAACAATATTATGAAAAAGGTACCTTTATTCGAAGATTTTATACCTGTTGGTTTTGCTGCCGATAATGCTACTCAGTTTTCTATGGGTGGAAGTAGCAGACCAGAAACAGGATATAGTATGGATGCAATTGTTGGCCCCGTTGAACAATGCTCAAACCATGTAGCAGAACAAGCCAATAGCTATGAGTCAAATGATAATGCTGATCATACTGCAAAGGCATATATTAAAGAAGCAAAGAAACATATTAATGATAAGATAGATGAAGCATGCGAAAACTATTCAGCAATGGGTGAATCTACTCTTAATGAAGGAACTGATATTAGTTCATGGAACCAAGCCGGTATTAAAGGTTCTGATAATGCACAGATAACTACATTTGTTGGACCTAAAGATGTTGAGTCATTTGGTTTAGGTAGAAAATGTATGCAAATAAACATCGGAAGAAATTATGTACAATTAAATCCTGCTGATATTGTAGAATTAAAAGATCTTCTTAAAAACTATAAAGTATAATGATACCTAAATTTAATAACTATTTAAATGAAGCATCTGATTATGAGTTTAATCCTAATGAAGCTGCAAAAAGATTAAAGGATAGAGAAAAAGAAAATATTCAAAGATATAGAGCTGCTCAAGAAAGAGGAGATAATTATGCAATTGAATTATATCAACTAAAAGTACAAATGGATAAAATTGACCTTGAAGGATTAAAGGTACAAACGGCTATACATAAATTAAAACAAAAGAATGGAAAATAACCAAGAAAGAGAAGACCTAAGTAAGATTAGACATTACAAAGGAACCGTAAAAGACTTTAAAAATTACTGGGATGAAATGGCTGGGCAAGATACGAATGCAACAGGTACCCCAGCATACCAAGACTTTAATGGAGTCCACCCTGCTGGAAAACCTAGACAGAGTGAACATTGGAAAACATCAAATGTAACTGAAGGTAGAAAAACTACCGACGGTTTAGGAATGGAAAGATAATTTCTATTTACATACAAACTAAAAAAGACCACTATATGAGTGGTTTTTTAGTCTTATAAATTTAATGTTACATAATTTTGAACTTTGGTCCAATAGTGAGCGGTTGCAGATTTCTTATAGCCTTTAGGTCCGCCATTCCAATTCCTAGCCATTTTTTCAAAGGAACTATTTAAGTGATAAGCATCAGCCCAGATATTAAACATCTCAATTGATTTATCACCACTCTTTCTATCACTATTTTTAAATCTTTTATCTAATCCTTGTTTTCT